CCAGGCACTCTCAAGTTCAATGATACCCGCTGTGATTTTACCCACAGTAGGATTAGAACCGTTCACCGTGTAATTCACACGAGTGTATGGCTCCAATGTATTGAACGGGATGTGCCGTACTGAAGTTTTCTTACCAGCCACTAGATCGGCCAATAGGATCGTTTCAGTATAGACTACCGTAGCAGATGCAAACGCTGCGTTGTTATCTGTTTCAAAGGCAATGCCTAAACTTGTCAAAGCATCAAAGTCTTCTGTGACCTGAACACCAAGGCAAATCTTAGATGGCCCTTTGTCGTCCACTATAGGAGTGGTAGCGTGAACCCAAGTACCAGGAGTACCAAAGTTAATTACATTCGTACTAGCAGCCGATGCCGTAATCACTTGCTGATCCGAATATATTTCTTGTGCAGATATAATAGCCATAGCTAAAATTCCTTTCTCTTTAGTTTAAAACCACACGCGTATTAAGTAATACGAGCCTCAGTGTTAACCAGTTGATCCACCTGACGGAGTGGCAAGCCACGATATGTCAGAACCTCTTTGCCTTCTACCTCACGAGGAGTTAGACGGACAAAGTTATCAGTGGAACCACTGTTCACACTAGATGCATCCAGAGCTTCAAGAACATCTTTGTTCATGTAGACAGAAGTTCTGCCCATGCCAAAGTTTCCATCCATGCTGGAACCAACACCGTTTGCACCGTTATCCAAAGAGCGCATACCGTGACACTGGTAATAAGCTTTCCGCATAAAGTGGTACATGCTGTTGTTGCTTCCATCGACGCTGTTAGGATCAGCGATCATTGCTGATACATCGATGTTTGAGATGCGAACAACTTTTCTCCAGTCACGAACCGCAACACCAAGATGCCAGCGGAAAGTTTCTTCGAGAGCGTAGTAAGCATTTCCATCAGTATCAAGCACACGCTGTTTACCGTGATCTTCACGAGTAAGGCCAGCACTTGAACCTTTGGGATAAAGCAGATTAACAGAGTCAGTACCCCAGGTTACAAACCACACAGATGTGTTGTCATTACCAGTACCGCCTGCATCAATAATCTGAGAACCAGTTTCCGCAGTCAAAGAAGAGAAACGTGGTGCAAGACCAGTAATCTTCTCAGGATTTGTATCTGCATTCTCATAGAAAATTGAACGACACGCTTCTTGAGACATTGCTTCCAAAAAGCTTTGGGCTTCTTGCAAACGGAATGCTTCAATATTTGGCTCAACGTCAGCCAAGCGAGCATCAACAGTGGAACGACCTTCGACAAAACCAGTTGTATCAGTCACCTGAGTACGCGTAGCCTTGCTGTTAGGAATACCCTGATAAAGCTTACCCCACGTTACAGCCGGTAAACCGGACAGAACAGTGTGTTTATGGGATTTGCCTTCATTACACTCGCGTGCAATAGCGTCTTCCATGATCGTGTTGGTCTGTCGCAACATATTAATTATGTCTGCAACCTGACCATTCTTAGTTGAGCCTTTATAAATATCAGCTAAACCAAGAAATGTATTACCAATAGTAGCCATGAGCTATCTCCTTTTATTGGTCATTTTTTATCGCCAGTACCATACCAACGATTTTCAATAGGCGTCTGAGTGTCACCACCTCCTTGATTACCAGAGGAGTTATCTTCAGATAGAGTCTTACCGACACGTACCATCATGCGTAAATACTCAGGATGATCTGCCCAACCGTACTGCTCACCGAACTCTTTGAGTTCTTTAGAGCCAAAGTGTGCCAAAGCTTTTCCGGCATGAGCTAGGTTTTCATCAAACGCAGCCCCACCTATTTCTTTGTCAGCCTTTGCTTCAGTCTTCCAGGCATTCCGAGTATCGTCCCACGATTGGTATTGAGCATCCAACGCTGCTTGTTGCTTTTGGGCATATAGATTGACAAGAGCCTGATTCTGTTCTTTGGAAGTCAGCTCTTTATTATTAGCTACCTCCAAAAACTCATTCAGCATCCCTTTATCAACCTCAACACCTTCTGCAAACTCAAAATCATCAGCAGTTAGCGGCTCGGTGCCTTCATCGTCATCACCCTTTTCATCGTCGTCTTTGCTTTTTTCAGCATCGTCGTCCGAGTCCTTCTTGGTTTTGTCGTTGTCGGCGGTCTTATCTGCGTCATCACCTTTGTCTGTGCCATTGGCATCGGTGTCGTTTGACGTAGATTCTTTGTTGGCGTCATCAGAACCAGTTGCATTTTCTGCACCAGTGTCGTCAGTAGCGGTGCTTTCAGCACCAGCATCGCCTGTATCTCCAGTATTATCTTCAGCCATTAGTTTTCTCCAGTTCTTGTGCGCGGGTTTGAAGCATTTTCAAAAATGATGCGGGCGCAGCTTCCATCACCCAATCATGTAAATTAACACCTATTTCTCTCTTGCCCTCAGCTCGGCTCATTTGAGCCAAGTCATGATGAGGATTGCTGGACATCATACCACAGGTTTCCATTATCTCCCAGATGATGCGACGACCTTGCTCACGAGAAAGCAGATCCAACATATCAGCCATGCGTTGTGCTTGACGTTGTTTTTCTGACATCTTTGCAATATTATTGGCCATTATGAATTAGCCCCTATAATATCAGACAACACGCTATTACCAGTTGTTTCTGTTTCGCTCAACACTTTAGCGCTATCAGCCATCTGAGCAGTTTGTTCTGCCATTTGTTGTTGTTGCATTGTCTCGGCTCTAGCTTGCCTCTTCTCAGCGGCCTCATCATCAGTAAACACAGCCGCGTTTGGCACACCCAAATCCCTGGCCATAAGATCAGCAATCTCATCTCCATTGATTTTATCGGTGGAATCCTCAAGGCCAGGAATGGTTGCCATGTTACCAACGAATCCAACCCAACGCTCAACCGCGCTAGTCGCTACCATTTTCTGTGCTTGAGCGAGGATAGAGGTGTATTCAACACGAAGCTCAACATTTTCCAACTCCGGAGGAGGAGGCGGGATCATCATCTTATCAGTGAAACCCTTCCAACCTGGCTCGCTTGCACGAACAAGCATATTGAATGTACGATTAATAATCGGATCAAGCAGCTCATCATTCAGGTTTTCCAACACAGGGCCAAGCTGCAACAGTTTTTCTTCGTGCTTCTCAGCAATCTCTGTAGCTGTGGCGCGCTGATTACGGTTGTCATTCTGAATCATCAAGAACATATCAACGTAGAACGCACGATTAATACGATCTTCAGTCCTGCTAATATCTCCAGCCAACTCCTCAACACGCGGATTGATCTGATAGATGGCACGAAACACGTTGTTCGGATCGTCTGTGAAATTATTTGCACCAGGTAGCAGTGATATTTGTGTGTTCCTTAATGCGGATGGTGCAGTTGTTGGTGGCGCAACCATCTTGGCAACAGCTTTGCCCTTTTCTTTTTCCTGCACTTGCAATGCAAAGGCATCACCCAAAGCATCCATGCCAGGACAAATGCCATATGTGTCACCAGGTTTTGTATCCCAGCGAGGCGCGAGAACAGGAAACTCATGGTATCCTTTGACAGATAAATACTGATTGAAGCCAGCTCGGTTGCCCGTCTCATAGTAAACAGACCGAAAAGCAAAGCCCTCCAACCTTGGAATATCATCGACCGGCTTATCATTAGGCTCAATGATGTGACGGATTTCAAAGCGGGAGCTTAGATTGCCAGACTCAAATAGCTGTTTGATATTATCAGAACAATTCTCAAGGCCAAACTTGGTCACAATCTGGTGGACAGTCTGCTGATATTCACGAGCGAACGTATCGACCATGTTCTTTCCGTTAATATCAAGCATGTATTCACCAACAGTAAACACTGTAAAGCGAGTGACGTTCTCAAAATCTTCTTCCTGTAGCATCGCGGCTGTACCAACAGTGCCACACTCCTCATAGATTGAAGGAAGCGCACGATATAAACCGGACGACGCAAAGACACGATACATCACATCTTGTACGTCATCCAGCCAACCCCGCACAGGGCCGAAATCTGCCATGTCAGGATCGGGTGGCCCAAGCTTAAACCAAGGCCGCGCCGGACTGGTTGCACCAGTCATCATTCCCGCACGGAGTACACGCTTCGCAAACAAGGGTGTGTTGTTAGAAAGTTGATTTCGCTTATTGCCTTTATTGGTATCAGAGGTATCGAACTTGCCACGACGAGGTTGAAAATTTTGGTTAAGTTGTCTCCAGTGGGTCGTCCAGCTTGACCTTTCGGAGCGCATTTGCTCTAAACGGTAATCGAAATAATCTCTTCCGGTCTTAGCCATTAGCCACCTAGCAGTGTTGCATTCGCTGTGTTTGCTTTAGCCATTAAACCGCGTGGCCCCGTGAGTTGGGTTGATGCATCACCAGCTTGGCTACGACTCTTTTTCACTGACTCGCCCCTAGCTCTACGAACACTTTCGTTTGCTTTCGTGGCTGGCTTTGGTGCTGGAGGTGGCGGAGGAGGAGGAGGAGCTTGAGGTTTAGGGGTTGACATGCACATAGTTAAACGCCTTTAGCACGTTGAACAAACGCGCTCCAGTCATCTAGGCTGAACTCAAGGCCAATTTCCTCGCAATATTGTCTGGTTGGTTCTGGATCATATGTTGTCATATCGTTGAACACCCTTCAACTGATTGAAATTGCTGCTCTTTATTTATAACCCGAACGGAAAACACAGTCAACTAGATTGGTCAGAGAGGCAGGATTTGAACCTGCGACCCCAGGCTTCCAAAGCCCATACGCTACCAGACTGCGCCACTCTCTGTATGCAAAAAAACGGTGCCGGAACATAGGTGTGTTTGTTTTTGTCTTCTGGTTTTTTAATCATCACCTGTTTCTGCATATGGATCGAAGTCATGGATAGCAGGGGCAGAAGCACCCACACCAGCATTTTGCCGTAGCTTCTTTATGGATCCCATTGGAATAGCATATCGTTTCATCATGTAGGCATAACGAGTGGCAGAGATCACATCGTCTTTCATCTTGACAATTTTACTCTTGTCATCGCGGTGATACAATAATTTCTCTTCAAAGAACTCACGGCAGGTAGAGAACACTTTGAATTTACCATCGCGCATGTCCTGGAGCATTTGCCATAGACCGGCCTCGACCGATACACCGCCTTCAGGATGGGTGGCATGAGTCTCGACCATATCAAACCCAGCGGTTTTATAGTCATCACGAAGAACATTGCCGCCACCTTTCTCGTGTTGCAGGCCATCAGGAGGCCAGGCACTCGGCACATCTTTGGCCCAGGACTTTACAGCAGTCCAGGCTTGACCGGCATCTCGCTCTGATTTACTCCAGGCATGAGCCAGGTACGTGATATCTTCTTCCAAATCGATCCATAGTTGAATGTGGGCTTGCGGATGATCCCAACCAAAATCCATACCGTCCAACACATGAAAATGATCAGGGCATACAAATGGTGCGACCTTGATATCACCATCACCAATCGGGAAGATTACACCGGAGCCAAGGATCGGAATACCCTTGGAACGCATTTCACGCTGGTATTCTGGAATTGCACCAAGCAACTGCTCTTTGACATCATCGCTAAGATGCGGCGCGTCGTCCCAGGTGACGTTTTGAATGTATTGCCCTGGCTGTATGTCATCAAGGAAATGTGATACGAGCGGTGTTCGCCCATTCTCAGGTGTAAATGTCAACACCACATGACCGCCACGACCTTGATCGCCTGTTGCGGTACGGATAACGCACTGAGGATATATCTTTTCGTCTTTGGGTTCTTCATCAATCCAAATAAAATCAATGCCCTGACCCATGAGAATATGCTGGCCTTGCTCGTATGCCTTGAAACTGATCGATGAATATGACTTGGATGGCGCGTGATACACCTTGAGATCCTTAACCAAGCCACGCGTAGTGGGTGCGCGGATGATTGAATCCATTTTGATTGTCTTGAGAGGAATAGCGCCCTTGCCAAAATCCTCGCCATCGATCACATCACCAAGCAATTCTTTCTGGATTACATCACGGATTTGCTCAGATGATACACCCAGCGCCCACATCTTTGGCGCGTGCTTGAATTTTATGCCCTCCCAGTCGTCCGGATACAGACCAGTAGCATGATAAGCAAACTCTCTGGCCTCGCTGAATGTCTTGCCAACCCTGTTGGCGGCCATGAGTAATCGTTGTTTATTATTCTTGCCAGCAGCGTAGAATTTGGATTGCCATTCATATGGCTCAAAATCATCTAGTGTGTTGGTTGATATTAGATGCTTGAGCTTCTGCCTAACCTGTATTTCGCGGATTAGCTCTTTGGTGGTTTGTGTTTGAGCCGACAAAACTTAACCTTTCTTGCGGTCTCGCACTAGTTCCTGAATATAAAAATACAAATACCCAATAGCCGGCACAGCCAAAAAGATTGTGGCCACGTAGACCCAGTAATTTATAATCTCATTCCATTCCATCAGCCAACTCCAATAAAGATTTTCTTTGGCCAGTCTACCCCGTGATGACGGTCATTGAATGTGAGCTTTTCCCACGTTTTGCCGTCGTCTTTGGAATATTCCGGCGCATGTTCAGGATGCACGCGAATAATCCTGTCACCAGCCTCCTCGTATTGCCAGTTTATCTCTCCCTTATTTGCCATCAATCTTCCCCCTTCAATGCAGCCAGTTCAGCCTCAAGCTCTTCTCTGGTAGCATTCTCAAGATCTAGTGAGCCACTAATGGCCGTTTCCTGCCTAAGGCTAAACTCATCCTTTTTCTTACGCTCAAGGTATTTCAGAGCCAGATCAGGATCACCAGGTATGGCTTTAACTACCGATGTGCGAGCCAATAACACGGGAGATTCCTTGAGAGCAGCCTTACGGTCATTAAACTCTGGGTGTTTATTCTCATATTCATAAAGCGTTTGCTTAACAATGCCGGCATAAAAACAAGCTTCTACGTCAGTACAGCCAAGGGCAAACGCCTCTTCCAGTTTTTGGACTGTGATTTCCGTCATTTTGGTGGGTCTGCCGTTCTTTTTATGTTGGTTTTTGGGTTTCTTCTTGGTCATACTCTGATAGCCGCTTGCGTGGCATTTAGATCAATTAAATACTCTTCTACGAATTTTTTCTGCTTGGGTGTGAGCTTTCTAGCCATTTGTGTTGGCCTCCAAAACTACCGCACGCTTAACGCCACGGAGCCATGATTTCACTTCATAATATGTTTCTCGCTTCATTCCACGAGCCACATCATCGGGTATATCTACACTAAACAAACCCTCCCTCATCATGATAAAGGCGGTTCGATCAATCAGCGATTTCACTACTTCTTCATTAACCATACCCCAATGATAAAGCAATGTTGAATGCTGTGCAAGCCAATGAATTGATTTCAATACATTAACCAGTTATATCAATAACTTAGCCATGATTTGCCTATTTGTTTTCATTGAATATTTTTAATTCATCCTGAAAAAGCCAATGATATCAATATGTTCTGAATTGATTGATTTAATTCGCCTTAATATCTCTAAAAGTGAAATTCAATTACGCGGAGGAAGAAAGAGGAGAGAAGGGGGTGTATATAGTATATATAATATATTAATATAATATAATATAATACTACTACTACACAACAGAACGATTAC